GCGCCGCTCTTGGGGATGGCTTCCAGCATCATGTCCGGCGTCATCAGGGCGGTGGCGCCGGCGTGCTGCGGGTCGCCGGTGTAGCGGTCGGTGCCGGGGCCGGCGGCGATGCGGGCGCGGGCGGAAGCCTGCTTGCTGCCCTTGCTCGTCAGTTTCCACGCGAACCGCGACAGGGCCTTGATGAGGGTGGCCCAGTCGGTGAGGAAGTCCTTGTACGCCTTCGCCCAGTCGATCGCCGCGTACGAGTCGGGAAGCCCGAACTTCCAGCCTGACAGGCCGTTCACCTTGACGTGGTAGACGGGGGCGTCCCACATCACGTCGGCGAGCTGCGCGTCCCCGTAGTGCGGGAACGTCAGGCGGCGGGGCTTGAGGACGGGGTTGTAGCCGAGCGCCGGATAGTAGGCGACGTGCCGCTCCTGGATGACGCCCGCCTCGGTGCGGCGGTCCTGCCACCACTCCCGCCGGTAGAACCACGCCTCGGAGCGGTCCTCGGGGTTGCAGACCACGTCGGTGATCTCATCCCACGGCAAGGTGCGCACCTGTACCCGGCCCGTCCTCGGGCGGGTGAACAGGGCGAGAAACACGTTGCCGTCTGAGTAGAGGGCGCGCTCCAACTCCTCGTGGGCCTGATCGCCGGAGAAGGTGCGCCGGTTGCCGGCGTCGTCGAGGAAGCGCCGGATGACGTCGTTGACGTCTTGCCCTTGCTCGCCGGTGGCTCGGGCGGAGATCTGCACGCCCTGACCCCACACGTACCCGGTCCGTAGCGAAAGGCCGCGGCGAAGTAGTGGCGACTTGATCGTCATGATGCGGCAGACGGCGGTGATCTGCTGCAGCCCGTCGCGGGAGAACTCGTGCTCGGCGAACGCGGTGAGCTTCTGCCAGCCGGGCTCGTACATGCGGGACTCAAGGTCGGCGAGCGACTCCTGCAGATGGTCGACCATCTGCCGCTCCGCACGGACCACCTCGGCCAGTTCGGCTCGGCCCGTGGCCCGATACCACGTCTCCTGGAGGCGACTGATGACGCCCATGCCGCCCCCTCATCACGTTGTGAACGTTGGCCCGGCGACCATCCAGCCGCCGGGCTCGTGCGCGTTAGCTACTCGCTGTCCGGGGTCGGCTCCACCGGGGCCTGAGGGTTCTCGGCGTCGAGACCTTCCAGGCTCGCCACGCGCTGCTCCAGGCCGGACAGGTCGATGTCAGGGTGCGCGGCCTTGATCTGCTCGATGTCCGTGCGGATGCCGGCGACGGCGGAGTCGATTCGGGAGACGAGGGCGTCGAGGTCAGCCTGAGTTGCCATGATGCGATCTGCCTTTCGGTTGAGTGATTGCAGGAGTTCGCGGTTCGTTGGCCTGCAGCGGAACCACATGGCAGCCCTCCCTTGATCTCAGTAAGGGCTGATTTGGTAGCCGTCAATGTCTTCGTCCAGGTCGTTGGCGTCGAAGATCAGCGTCCCGGCGAGGATCGGTGCGAGCAGCATCCGGTTGATCGCCTGCGTGCAGGCGTCGACCTGGTCGTCGTGGGAGCCGTTGGGGAAGCTGGCGTGCTCGTCCCGGAAGCCGGCCACCCACGGGCACAACTCCGGGGCGGGCAGGTAGACCGACCCGGCCTCGATGAAGGGTGTGACCGCGCGGGCGCGGGCTTCCTTCGAGCCGTCCGGTTCGACCGGGACCAGGCCCGGCACTTGGCGCGACAGGGAGTTGATGACCGCGGTTCCGTTGGCCTTGTCCTCGATCAGCTTGAGCGTGGCCTGTGGCCATTTCGCCGCCATGTCGCGCAAGGCGGCGCAGGTGGCGGTGAAGCTGAGCCGGTCGTGGACCTGGTCGAGCAGGAACAGTTCCAGGCCGTACCGTGCCCAGACTTGGCCAACGACGTAGTCGGAGCCGTCGGTGTCCTTGAACGCCATGTCCCACGACATGCACACCTCGTCCGCGGAGGGCGCCCAATGGGTGCCATCGTCGCGGACGACCCACCGAGGCGAGGTGTACTCCTGCCACCACTCGCGCTCGAAGATGTCGCCGGCGGCCGGGGCGGGGCGGCCCTGGTAGAGGGCTGCCCATACGCGTGAGCCAACCGCTACCTGGGTCTGGCGCCACTGCTCCACGCTTCGCCCGCGGGCCGACACCATGAACTCGCCGGGCTCTCTGCCCAGCGGGTCCGTCTCGCCCTTGTTGGGGTCGTGGTCGGCTTGGGCGGGGATGTTGAGGACCTTCCACCGGTGGGCGTCCTCGGCGGCGAGCACCTTCCCGGCGAGGTCCTCTTCGTGCCACCTCGTCAAAATGATGATCACCGGAGCGCCAGGGGCCAGGCGGGTGTTGGCGACCGCCTGCCAGAAGGACCAGACCACCTCGCGCCACGCCTTGCTGTCGGCGTCACGCATGTCCTTGATCGGGTCGTCGATGTACAGCACCTCGGCCGGCTTGCCGGTCAGGCCGGAGGTGATGCCGACACTGCGAACCCCGCCTCGGTGGCCGTCGATCCGCCAGCGGCGAGCCGCCCCGTTGTCGGGTGCGATGCGCAGCCCGAGGTCCAGCGTCTCGTCGGTGCCGTCGTTGGAGATGATGTGGTTACGGATGTTGCGCCCGAACTCGTCGGCGAGGTCCTGGGCGTAGCAGGCGATCGCGATCCGCAGGTCAGGGTTGCGGGTGAGCATCCACAGCGGCCCGACGGTGGTGACCCGGGTGGACTTGCCCTCCTGGGGCGGCATCGTGATGATGAGCCGGTCGCAGCGGCCCTCGGCCACGTCGACAAGCGCCGCATCGATGAGTTCGAGCGCCGGGGTCTGGATGGTCGTCGGTTCGATCGCTGCGGCGAGTTCTCCCGGCGTGCGCCATTGCGGCCTCGTAGCGATCTTGCGCTTGCGGGCGGCGACCCGCAGGGTCTTCAGCAGTCGCTCCTGCGCGGGCGCCGGCCATTTCCGCCAGTCCGGCGGCAGCGTTGCGAGCTCGGCCACGGTCACCTCGCTACGCCTCGGACGGCTCCGTCTCGTCGACCATGCCGAGCTGGGCGGCGAGTTGCTCGATCTCGGACGTGATCGTGTCCGAGACGGTGACGTTTGTCTTGGTCGGCGCGTCCAGGCCGAGCAGTTTCGCGCGCCTCTCCTCGATGGCGAGGATGGTCTTGATGGCGTTCAAGGTCGGAGCGTCGTCTTCGATCGGCTCGCCGCGGCCATCGTCGACTTCGGCCTCGCCATCGTCGTTCACGAACGGCTTACCGAGCCGCACCACCCTGCCTTGAGACACGGTCAGGTGCTTGCGGTCGAGGACCTCGTACGCCTTGCGGAGCATCTCATCCAGCCGCTCCACCTGCTCGGCCCGGTACTCCGACACCTCTTGCGCTGGGATCTCCTTCAGCGCCTGCCAGTAGATCTGGTGGGCGCGCTGCCTGGTCACGCCGAGCTGCTCGCCGATGGCCTCGAACGTGTTGCCTTGTCGGCGTAGCCGCATGACCTCAGCCCGGTCGCGTTGGGTGTCTTCCTTGCGCGCCGGGGAGGTACCCATGTCAAGCGCTCCTTGTGTCAAGTGGGCGACGTTCCTGCGGCGACTACGCAGGGTAGCGGTTCTGGGTTCTCCCGCCGGTTATGAGTTGTACCGAGAGTGACGAAATCGGGGGGCAGTGCTCTACCGTCGCCCGTCAAACGCGTTGTGGATGAGGACCTTGCCCTCGCTTCCGTCGTCGCGTGGTTCACGCTTCACCGCGGGGCCGCATCTGCAGTCCGGTTGGTCGGTGCTTGTGTCGTGCGGGATCGAGTCGTGCTCGGGGTGGACGTGCAGGGTGTCGATCTTGACCATGGGGTTCCTCCCGGGTATGGCGAAGGCCCCGAGTCCGGGAGGTCTCGGGGCCTTCTGACCTGCGGTGGCGAACCGCAGGATCCTTCACGGCACGGGTGCGCCGAGCATGAGTTAGCCGATCTTGAACGGTCGGCCTTCGATCACGGGTTCCTCGGGTGAGGCTTCGATCCGCACGTACGGCACGTAGGTGCCGGGAGCGGAACTGAAGTCGAAGTCGCTGCCGGGCCCGATCAGGATCTGGGCGACGGTCAGGCCGTCTTCGTTCTCGCCCCACTGCGCGGTCTTCCAGCCGGCGGGGTCTGGGCGGAGCGGGTACAGGCGGACCTGCATCTTCACCGGCAGGGCTGTGAGCACGTCCGGAGGGCCGTCAACGGCGACGTCGAGGTACTCCTTCGTTTCGCGCGGGTACTCACGTACACCCATGGGACCGGCCCCCTGTTCAGCGTGTGAGGCTCCAGCGGCGGCCGGTCGTTCCTGTGGTCCAGTCGCGGTCCGCGGCCGGGCTGGTCCAGCGGCGTCGGGCGGGCCGGTCGGACAGGCGGGCGTGGATGTCGCCTGTCTGCCCTGTCGAGACCGTTGGCGTGGGGATGGCGGCGTACGCCTGCACGGTCGGGGGCCGTGCTGTGGTGGAGATCAGCGCCGCGGGGATGGTCGCGAACGCCTGCACGGCTGCCGGGGTGGCAGCGACGAGGACGACGGTCGTCGGGGTGTGCACGGCAGCGGTTGCCAGGATCACGGCTGGTGTGGCCGTGGCGCCCGCGCTGGTGCTCGCCGCGGGGATGGACGTCGTGGCGGTCACGGTGGCCGGTGCGGCGGTGGCGTTGCCGTCCGCTGCCACGGCCGGTGTGGGGATCGCAGCGGTCGCTGTGACCACGCCAGGCGTTGCAGTGGCTCCCGTGCCTGCCGTGGGCGCTGGGATGGACGCGTGCGCTTCCACGACGGCCGGAGAAGCGGTCGCACCCGCCGAGACGGCCGGTTCGGGGATGTCCGCGGCGGCCTGGACTGTCGCAGGCGACGCGGTGGAGGAGGAGCCGGTCTGGACGGCCGGCGCCGGAATGCTCGCCTGAGCGGTGACGGCCGCCGGGGTGGCGGTCTGCCCGTAGGCCAGCGTCGGGGTGGGGATGGATGCGGCGGCCTGCACGGTGGCCGGGGTGGCGACCTGGCCGGTGGCGACGGTCGGCTGCGGGATCGACGCCGCGAGCGTGAGCGTGGCCGGTGCGGCAGTCGAGCTCGCCGAGGTGGTGGGAGGCGGGATGCCGGCCGCGGCCTGGACCGTGGCGGGGGTGGCCGTCGAACCGGTCGTCACCGCAGGGGTGGGGATGGTGGTGGTCGCCTGGATCACGCCAGGTGTCGCGGTCGCCCCGGCCTGTGGTGTGGGTGCCGGGATGCTGGTCGTGGCCCCGACGACGTTCGGGGAGGCGGTGGAGCCGGCGGACGTCGCAGGGGTGGGGATCGACGCTGCCGCCGCCACGACGACCGGGGACGCGGCGGTCACCGCTGTCACGGACGGGGCAGGGATCGTGGCCGTGGCCTGGACGGTCACAGGTGAGGCGGTGGCGCCGGTACGGACGGCCGGGGACGGGACGCTCGCCGCCGCCGCAACGGTGGCGGGTGAGGCGGTCGAGCCCGCCGAGACGGTGGGCGCCGGGATCATGGTGGTGGCGGGGACCGTCGTCGGCGAGGCGGTGGCATCCGAGGCCAGAGGGCCGCCGACGTTGTCCCAGGTGACGGTCGTGTCCGCGCCGAGGGCCTGCCATGTCCCGGCCTGGAGGATCAGGCGGGTGGCGGTGACGGTGATCGGGGTGGCCTCGGAGTGCAGGACCGTCCAGGTGGAAGCGTCGGGCGACGCCTCCCAGTAGGTGGTTCCGGCCGCCTCCCGGATGCGCAGCCACCTGTGATCCACCGGACTGTAGGTGGGGAAGGTGATCCCGGTCTGGGCGCCGGCCGCGACCTTGTAGATGCCGACGAACCCGCCCGCGACGACGGCGACGAGCCGGTTGCTGGCGTCGGCCTCGACGATGAAGTACGCCTCCAGGCCGGCGGCCTGACTGCCCGCGTCGACCAGTTCGACGGCGAAGTTGCTGCCCGTCAGGTCGTAGGCGGCCAGTGAGGCGAGCCGGCTGGAAGTGGCGGCAGCACCGTCCACCGCGAACGTGTAGGCGTCGTCCTGGCTGCCGGTGACGCCTGCGTTGTTGGTCGCGGTCCACCGGGTGGTGTTCAGCGTGGTCCCGGTGAAGGTGTCGCGGAGTTCGGATGCCGGAACTGAGACGTCGGGGGCCGGGATGGTGGTGGTCGCCTGGACGGTGGCGGGTGTGGCGGTGGCCCCGGCGTGCACGGTGGCGGCGGGGATGGACGCGGTCGCCTGGACGGTGGCAGGGCTCGCGGTGCCGCCCGTGGAGGTCGAGGCGGCCGGGATGCTGGCGGAGGCTGTGACGGTGCTCGGGGAGGCCGTCGT